CATTGTAGAAGTTGGTAGAGTTGGACACCGAAGCATCGCGCAGCCAATACCACCGCGCCCTGACCCATGCGTGCCCATTCCAAAGATAGCCCACATTGCTATCAGCAGAGCAAATCCACACATCGCCCTTTTTAGGGTCTTTGGGCGCGGTGCTGGATACAGTGAAATTCACGTTCTGCGCCAGCGTATAGCCCGCAAACTTGATGCGGACACGGTCAGATGTGAACCACGGAATCTGCTCGCCACAGTACACAAACGGCTCCGTGTTGGTCCCGTTCATCTCGCGCATGGAGGGCAGATAGACCTTATCCTCGGATTCCAGAATGCCAGCAGTACCCGCGCCGTAGTCAACGGACGAGATATGCACGGAAACCAGCATCCTGCGCAGAGCCGCGGGCAGACCGGCCAAATAACGATTCTGGAGCCAGTTGCGCATCTCAGATGCGGGCCAGCCTCCGGCGTTACTGTTGGTCGGGTTCATACGACGGTAGCCGTTCAGCAGACCAGCGTGAATCAGGTCGATGGCGGTCGTGCCGCCACCAGTCTTAGTCGCGCCGCCGGTGCCGATGACCTCCAAATAGCTTTCCTCGCGCGGCCATGCTGCCATCTTCAGGCACTCAGTTTCGCCGAGGTCGTCTTTCCAGAGTTTGCACCGGTACAGAAAGCCGGTCGCAAAGTTCTTGCCGTCATTGTCGCAGCCCAGCATGAGCGTCGCGTCGGAGGCCGTGTCGATGGTCTTGGTCAGCTCGCGAGAAATGATGTCGTCGCCGTTCGGGTTTGCGAAATAAACGAACAGGTTCCGGCTGCCCTTGACGTGACGCAGAACCACCAGCTCACGGTACTGGTCGGATACATACTGCGTACCAATGCCGGAGATGGTAGACAAACCAGTGCCGCGACCATTGTTCACGGTGTTGGTAGACCACTGGACGGCCGTACCGCTGCTGTATTTCACCTTGAAGCCATGATAGCCGGTCTTGGTAAAGCAAGCCGCCACACAGGCTTCAGCAGTCGGCTGGTCAAATACGCAGTCCACAACCAGCGTCCAGCCGGTGTCCTTGTCCATGATCTTCACGCCGGTATCTTTGGAGGTCTTGCCGTCCAGCTCCATATTTTCGGCCAGCAGCACAGACTCCACGTTGTCGAACTCCGGCTCATAGCCCATGGTGAGCGGAACGCGGGTCTTGATGTTGTCCTCCGTGAAATAGAGGGAAGAACGACCAGACTGCCGGATGCCGTACAGCTGCGCCAGATTCAGGTTGGACAGGTCGTCGCCGAAGTTGGGCAGGGTGCCTTTAATCCACCGTGCATAGACGTCCATATTCTCCCGGACGTGCGCCGTGGACTTATCCCAGCCGTCGAACAGATAATAGATGAAGTTTCCCTCTTCGTCCGTGCGCTCCGGGTCGTCGGGCGGTACTGCCTCGGCGTCATAGTCTACGGTCTTTGTGCCCACAACTACGCCGGTCTGCGAGTACCAGCGCACCGTATAGCGCTGCGGAACGCTGGTATAGGTGGCCTTGACGGTCAGCTCGGACAACACCTGCGTCAGAACAGTATCCCATCCAGAATAGGTGAACACTTCCGCCTGAGTTGCTTCTCTGGTCGGAGTATCCATCAGCCCGGTTGCCACCGGGTCAGGGCAGGTCGCGCCACGGTCAACGAGGATTTCTGCCGGGGAGCCATCCTTGAAGGTCAGCTTTGTCCCGTCATAATCGCAGAACGTCACCTTGTACTGCTGCACGGTCCCGCCATAGGTCAGGGCCAAATCGGGCCACGCTGCGGTGTACTTCTCTACCTCGGCCTGACGAATGACGGAGGTATAGACTTTGCCGGACAGCGAGGACTGCTGAACTTCCAGACCGTTTTCGTCGTAGCCGCCCATGCCCAGCAAACGATTCATCAGGTCTGTGCCGGTAAGCTGCCAGTCGATGCCCACAAGGCGCACCGTGTAGAGCTTGGCCGCTGCGTTGACAATATCAAGCGCAGCCGGGAACGGCGTGTTCTCGTGGCGCAGACCGGTCAGGTTTGCGTAACCGTCCGCCACCTCAAAGGTCTTGATGTTCTGCATATTGCGCAGCGTCAGGCTGACCGGGCGCTCCAGATAGCAGGTTTCCAGTGCAGAGCCAGCAGCAAAGTTGACCGCGCTGACCGGCGTTCCCTTGAAGCTGGCGACTTTCAGGGCCACACAGCCGGACACGTCCACCGGTGCGGTCAAATTCGGGCAATGGTCGATTCGCAGCTCTTCCAGCACGGCCAGCGCCGAGAAGTCCAGCTTGATAGAGGACGTCAGGTTGACGTTGGAATAGCCGTCCGCGTCGCTGCCAATGACGATGGACCGCAGCTTGGTTGCGGCAGAGAAGTCAGCCTGATTCGTGTATACGCTGGCGATGCCCTCGACCGCTTCCAGCATGGACGCGGAATAGATGTAAATCTCGGTATCGTTCAGTGCCGTATCAGCGCTCATGCTCAACGTGACCGGCTCGCCGCGCTTGCAACGCTGCTGCTTCAGGATGGAGCCGAACAGGATGGACACATACAGGTCAGAATACGGCGTGATGGTGATAGCGGCAATCTCACCGGTCGGGCTTGCGAAGCCGCGCAGGGTGATCTTGTCGTTCCGGGCCGCCGCCGTATTCCATTTGGAAGCGAAGTAGATACTGTTGTACTTCAGGAAATAGTGGCGCTGAAGCTCTTTCGTGCCGTTCATCATGGGGATAAACATGGTGATGGCCGTGCCGCCCTCTTTCAGATCCTCATAAGGGCGGATATACTTGCGCCGCGCATCTGCAACCAGCAGACGTGCCGGGCGGAGCTTCTGGTAGGCGTCAAAGGCGGCGTTCAGGCGGTCGGCGTCGAACAGCTCCGTCAGGGTGGAAACCATCGTGTTCAGGCGGTCGGTCAGCAGGTCGCGGACGTTGGCCCACAGAACAGAATCCTGTGCGTTGAAGACGTTGCCGCCGTTCAGCTGGTCGGTGTCCTCCATGCCATAGTCCAGCGCGAGGTCGCCCTCGTTGTTGTTGCCCATGGCCGTGTCCATATCGTAACCGAAGCAGTAGTCCCAGATGGGATGCTCTGCCGTCACGTCATGGCAATGCGGGAACGTGTTTTTTGCGCGGTTGTCCGGCATAGTGAAGAACGAGGTGAACAGGTAGTGGTACAGGGTGGACTTGCTCTCAAAGTGCAGGTCGAACTCGTCCACGAATTTGGCTGCGCGATACTCCGCCGTATCATTGGAATAGGTCACGCCACCGTACACCACCGGGCTGCTCAGAACTTCGCCGGTCGCCGCGCTGCGGTCGGTGGAATACACCCACTTGATAACATCGCTCCACGCCTTCCGGGCCACGGCCTCATCACAGCCATCCGCGATGTAGCGGAAAGACAGCGGCGCATTGGGGTTGTCGTCGCTCTCCCAGCTGGAGGCGTCTTCTGCGCCTTCATAGCCCTTGAAACGGTTGTAGACGTGGGTGTTATTGCACAGCTCCACGATGCACTCATTGGGGCGCTGGGTGCTGTCAAGACCCTGCGCCTTTTTGTCTTTCTTCGAGTTGCCGAAATCGCCAACGCCGTAGAAAATCCACTGACCCTGCGTGAAACCCTCTTCCGCGCTCTCGTTATACACGAAGATAACGCAGGGGTGGAACTCCATGGTGTCGCGCACCTTGGGATTTGCTGCACGAGCCGCCCGGATATACGGCTGGTACTTGTTGAACAGCTCCGCCAGCATGGCGTTGTTCATATTCTCCGAAGAGGCAATGTTCAGCTTGACGTTGAAGTAGGTTTCGCCCATGGAATCGTCCGTCATGTCATAGCTGTCGGCTTCAACCGTCAGGCCGTGTTCATCCGTATAGACGAACTTACCCTTGCAGTCAAAGTCCATGTTGCGGCCCGCCTTGCCGTAGGCATTGGAGCTGGTGCCCTGCCCGCGGTGAACGACGCTTTCGTTCTTCCAGCAGTCCTTTGCGCGAGCGCCATACAGGAGGTGTTCCACGCTGGAGCCGGAGACCTTATCGTTTTTGTCGGTGGTGAAGCGCGGAACCCGCAGTTTGATGACGCGGAGACCGGGATTTTTCTTCGCCAGATTGTTGATATACGCCTCGTCAATGGATGCTGCATTCCAGTCGGTGATGATGTTGCCCGCGCCGTCGTCCACGCTGTTGCCCTCATAGCGGGCAATCATCTCGTCCGGGTCGGGCGCGTCTGCGATGTAGTTGTCCATCATGTCCGCGTCGCCAAGGCTGATGTCGTAATACTTGCAGCGGTACAGCCAGACATCACAATCCGGGCTGCCGATGGTCAGCGGCACCGGGGTGCGCTGGGTCAGGCGGTCGCCCTCCGAATAGGTGGCAAACCGGGACGGAATGCCCTGCAAATTCAGGAACAGCTCACTATTCTTCGTCCGGCTGGTGATGTTGTAGCACAGCTCAGTGTACTCGCCCTCGCAAACGAACTGGCTGATGCTGGTCTGCTCGGTGGAGAGGGTCACTTCCTTGGCGTTCACATCCAGACCGATGCTGTCCGAAAGACACTGCGCAATCACAGCGTCAAACTTGCGCGCGTTCTTGGCCGTGTAGATCATCTTGAAAGATGCGCCGTATGCCTGAATATTGGACGAGCCGAACAGGTTAAAGTTGATGGTTGCCGTATGGCCCGCGCGGACAACAAAGACCGTGTTGCCGTCGCTGTCCTGCTGAAAGCCGCCGTTGGTCCAGTCGAAATCTTTATCCACGGTCAGAGATACGCCGTTGGATTCCCATGTGTCGCGGTCTGCTGCGGAGTTGGAGCGGCCCGACGGGTCAAAGTCAAACTTCGCGTCCACGTTGGCCGGATGGATATCATAGCCCAGCGCGGTGGCCGTGTAGGTCATGGTGACGGTCGTTTCGCCGCAGGTCAGCGTCAGGGTATGCTCACCCTCAGAGCGAGGCTTGTACGCCCACGACTGCAAGCTGCGGCCCACGGTCAGAGTGGTCTCCGTCCCGTCGATAGACTGCTTCACGGTCGCGTTTTCGGTAGAGGGGTCATAGACCATATACTGAAGCGCGGCGGTCATATACACACGGCCAGAGGGCTTTTTGTCCTTGACCGTAATGATGGGCACCGTGCTGGAGCTGTCCACGACTGCGATGCAGAAGTGAACGGTCGGGCTGGTAATGGTGTTGCCGCTGGCGGTCGTGGTCGTGTAGATGTCGATATCGTGAGCGCCGTGGCCGTTGATGGTCAGGCTCTGCACCAGCTGGCGGCCAGAGTATGTGGTGGATGCTTCCGCCACCTGCTTGCCATCCACGAGGAAGTGCGTGGTCTTGCTCATGCCGGAGCCGACCGGAGTGTAGGTGATGCGGAACGCCGTGCCCACGGTGTACAGGGTAGACTCCGACAGCGTAGCAGTCACAGAAACAGTCAGAACAGAGATATTCCATGTCTTGGAACCGGTCGCGCCGTTCTCGTCGGTGACGACGACGCGCACCTTGTTATCACCGGCCACCAGCCACGCGCTGGGGTCAAAAGTGATTTTCTTGTTCTGCACGATGTTGGCCGTGGCCACCTGCTCGCCGTTGACATAATACGCAGCAGCGCCGCCAAAGTCCGGATCAGTGTCGGTAAAGATGTAGGACACCTCCGTGCTCTGACCCTGCGCAATGGCAAAAGACAGAGCCTTTTCACCGTTGACGTAGGTTTCGTTGGTCAGGGTGACGCCGGAAGAGCCGCCGCCTCCACCGCCGCCGCCCGGAATGTATACCGGGTCGATAACGTCCTTCTCGTTTTCATCGTACAGGTGCAGATAGTGGGTTTCTGTGTCGTAGACCATCGAGCTGAACGCCAACCCGCCGGAAGCCTTGATGGGCAGCGTGATGGTGCCGCCGTTGGTATAGGTGATCTTCAGGCCATCATCCACGGACTGTACATCCTGCACAACACCGTTTTCGATGATTTCCTGAAACTGGGCCAGAGTGTTGGCCGCTGCGGTTGCCTGAAGCTCTGCGGTCTTTGCGGACGCAGCAGACTTCGAGGCCGCCTCGGTCGCAGTTTTGATGTTGGCCGCTGCATCGGCAGCGTCAGACATTGCCTGTTCTGCGGCAGTTTTGGCTTCTCCTGCGGTCGTCTTCGCTTCGCTCGCCGTGGTCGTTGCCGTGGTTGCAGCTTCGACAGCCTTTTGGGAAGCCTCGGCCGCCTTTCCTGCCGCCTCCTGTGCAGCACTCGCAGAGGTGGAGGCTTTAGATGCTTCGTCCTCAGCCTTGGCCGCCGCCGTGCTGGCCTGAGATGCAGCAGTTTGGGCCGTGGAGACCATGCCCTCCGTGTTAGAGGCCGCTTTCTTCGCGTCGGCGGCATCCTGCACAGCGGTCTTTGCAGCGGACTCGGCGGATGCGGCTTTTACTTCAGCGGACGTTGCCCGCTCTTCGATATTGCCAACAGATTCCGAGACCTGCTTTGCTGTCGCCGCCGCTTCTTTTGCAGCAGCTTCGGCGCGGTCTGCGTCACCCTGAACAGCGTCTTTCAGGGTTTTGACCTTCATGTTGTACGTTTCGCCATCCGAAGAGATCAACAGCAGGTCATCGTCCAGAGCTTCCGTCGCAGTAGCGAAGTCCTGAATACGTTTTTCAGCCATTTAAGAATTGCCCTCCTTTTCGGTTTCGGTCGTTTTATCATCCGTCCCAGTGTCCGGGTCGGTTTCGGTGTCCTTGTCGCCAGACATTCCTTTCAGCAGAGAGAGGATGCTGTCCAGCGTTCCCTGTGCGGCTGTCAGCTTTTCGTCCATTGCGGCCAGCGAGGTGGTGTGTCCATCCACCGTGGCGTGAACTTCGGCCATCTCCGCGGACTGGTCTGCGATGGCCTGTTTCAGCGCCGTCACATCGGTCTGCATTGCAGCCAAACCAGCCGACTGGTCAGCGGCAGATTTCTTCAGCGCTGTTGTGTCAGCCTGAACATTGTCCAGAACTTTCCGGTCTGCCGTCTGCACATCCTGCACAGCTGTCAGCTTTTCGTCCATTGCGGCCAGCGCAGCAGCATTTTTGTCTACCACAGACCGAATACCAGCCGCAGCGGCCTTGATATCCGAAAGGGCCGTCTGCACACTAGCCAATGTCGTTTTGATATCCGCTGCCGATGTTTCCAGCCCCTCCAATGTAGTGCGCTGTTCTGTGAGAGCCGCCTGAACATCTTTGACAGACTGAAGCAGCTGCGGGAGGTTTACGGCATCTTCACCTTCGCCGCCCTCCATGGACTTCAGTTCTTCCGCCAATCTGTTCACCTCCGTGGCAATTTCATCCGCCTGTTCAATGAGGACGGTTTTCTTGATGCGGTATTTCTCCACCTCATCGTCATAGAAGATGGCATCTTCCATGTGGCCGGTTTCAGGGTCACGCGCCCGCATGGCGATATAATCATCGGAATACTGCACCTCTGCGCGGGACACCGGGGCACTCCGCGCACCGGTCATCGACTGCGTTGCAACGCCGCTGGCGGAGTTGCCGGTCTTTGCGACCAGCAGACCATCCTCGGTAGACATCGTAACGCCGCCATAGTCAGCGCTTGCCTCCAGAAATACCTTATCGCGGTTTTTATCGCGCTCTGTCAGATACGGATACTGCCGCGTCGCTTCGGTGTTCGTCGGGGCACTGATGGTGTTGGAATATCCAATGCCCAGCAGCGCGTCCATAGAATAGATAGAGCTGTGAACCTTGTCGCCGATTTTGACTTGATCTCCCAGTTCTGTGGCTGGGTCAAACACCGCGTCCGGGGCCGTGAACGGCTCATACTCGATGCCGTGCAGCATCGAATACAGGTCATTGCAAATGCCCTGACAGGAATAGGGGCAGTTGTCTACGGTGATTTCAAACCCGCTGTCGTCGCCCCGCGAGTAGGCGTTTCCGTCCTCGTCCGTCATGGTGACTTTGGACACCACAAGCCGTTTTCCAGTCTCGACATCTCCCCCCACAAACGGAACATGAATAAGGCCCTGTTCAGCTTCTACCGCGCCGGTCTTGTCATAGACCAGCAAAAAGCCATCCGCCGTGACAATGCGGTTGAACTCGTGGTCCACGACTGGATAGACCTTCGGAACCAGAGAGCCGACGCCGCTGCCGATTTCCGGGGTCTGAATCTCGCTGTTGCCGGTGGTCAGCTTCCACGCAAGCGTGGAGCCGTCGCCGGTGATGATGTCGTTGAACTTCTCGTCCACGACGTGGTAGTTTTCAGCCGGCGGCGCTGTCAGTGTCACCAGCCGGAGTTCGCCCTCGTCGGTGATGGTCCAGTTGCCGCCGTTGCAAGCGCCAATCCAGCCCAACACCTGCTGCATGGTATATCCTTTCGGGAAAGGGACCATGTAGTTCATGCCGCGGTTGATGCGGGTGCGCGGGTCAATCGGGACGCCGATGCGATACGCAATTTCCTGCACAACAACCGCCATAGATTTGGGCCAGTCACTTTCGCGGTCCGAATCGTCAACCATCGCTTGCGAGGTCTTCAGCATCGAATCATAGCAGGAGAGCGTATACAGGTTTCCGACGTTCTTGCAGGTATCGACCCAGAACTCACCGAATGGAAGAACTTCTGTTCGATTTGTGACGTCCAAATCCGTGAGCTGCGCGATGATGCGGACCGATGCAGCTTCCGGGATTTCCTCGCCGTCCTCCAGCAGCACATCCAGTTTCAAAGACGCTGCATTGCAGTTGCCAATACTGAGCGGTTCCGTTGCAAGGCTGTGACTGATTTGTGGCGCAGAAATACGGTAGTATTCTTTGCCCTCAATGACGGCGCGGGCGTTCATGTTGAAGCGTCCACGAGCTGCAAGCTCTGTCCAGTTGTTCGTTCTGTGCCTCGTGACAGCTCACCTCCTTACTGTTCTGTCATGTTGAATGCCATGCCCACATAGTAGGTTTTGCCGGTTGCCTTGTCGTACCGCTGCGCACCAAAGGGGCGGTTTGCGCAGTAGTACGTTTTGGTCAGGTAACGGCCGGCATCCGGGTCCAGCAGCGTGGCCTCGAAAAAGGTCTGCTTCAGGTCTTTCGACAGCTGGGCAGCAACCTCTTCCGGGATGTCCATTAAGGTCACGCTCCACTTCATCTTCGCGCCGATTTTGTTTCGCACCATCAGCGCATCCAAAGTGTTGCGGCCAGACTTCGAGGAATCAACGTCGCTGTCTGTTGGGGTCAGCCCGCCCTCTGCCACCCACTTTGTATAATCATGGCCCCCGATTTTGAGCATCGGTTTCATAGGGTCTGCACCTCCTTATACTTCCGCAGGTGTCAGCAGCGGCGACGTGCCAAACATCCGGGTCTTGCGGTTGATATAGTCCACGGTGTGCTGTGCGAGACCGTCTGCATCGACGTTGACCTCCGCTCCGCTGTACTGCTCAACAGCTGCGCAGATGCTATTCGTCGCGCTGCCAATGGCCTGAACGATGGTGCGGGTCGTCTCGTCGTTCGACGCCTGAATTTTTTCCAGCACACCACCGGAAGAGCTGTTCTTTCCGCCCTCCACGCTGTACGGTGTGACCGTGCCAGTCGCCAGCGCCGGGATGGAGAATCCTGCGTTCTGCGTGATTTCCGTCAGGCGGTCCAGCAGGTTGGTAAAGCTGTCGGCCACCTTGTCGGAAAACTGCGTCAAAACATTGTCCATGCCCTCAACGATGTCTACTTTGCCAGAAACCTCGGACAGCAGCGGAGTGTCGCTGTCAGCCAGTGTTCCGTCTGCTTCCGCAGTTCCGGCCTTTACGGTGTCCACCAAATCGCCCATCTGGTCCTTTGCACTGGACAGCAGCGCGGGCATAGCATCTTTCATGCCCTCGTCAATGCCAGCGGGCAGGTATGCGCCGATTTCGTCTGCCATCAAGGTGGACGGAGAGTGAATACCGAAGAACTTTTTGAAGCCGCTGACAATGCCGCTGCCGACCTTTTTCACGCCGTTCCAAACGCCGGAAGCCACATTCTTGATGCCGTTTCCGATGCCGCTCACAATGTTTTTGCCGACCTCGACAGCTCCAGACACAGCACTCTTCGCACCGTTCCAGATGTTTTTCACAGCATTGCCGACGCCCTGACACACATTGGAGACAGTGTTTTTGATGGCGTTGAACGCATTGTTCACGCCATCTCTAAACCAATCGCATTTTTTATATGCGACCGTCAGGCCAGCGCCCAACGCGCCGACAGCAGCTACCGCGATTCCGATGGGGCCACCAGCGGTCGCCAGACCAGCCAGCGTAGTGCCAAGGCCGCCCAGCGCGGAGCCAGCGGCGGCAGCAGCACCGGAAAGGGCCGTACCGACAGAACCGGCAACGCCAGCAGCGCCGGATGCCAGCGCACCCAGACCACCGCTCACGACAGAGCCGATGGAACCGACGCCTGCACCAATCGTGGAGATCAGCCCGGATAGGCCGCCGCCCACAGTCGAAGCGATACCGCCGACCGTAGAGCCAACAGAACCGAGGATGCCGGACAAGCCGCTGCCGACGGTCGAGGCGATGCCCGACAACCCGCCGCTGAAAATAGAGCCAAGGTTCGAGAACAGGCCCGACGCACCAGACGCAATGCCGGAAAATCCTTTGCTGAAGATGGAGCCGATGTTGGAGATCATCGACCCTGCATTGGACGCAATGCCCGACAATCCGTTGCTGAAGAAGCCCTTGACAGAGTTCCACAGGCCAGATGCGCCGGAGGAAATGTTCTTAAACCCTCCGCTGAACAGATTTTTGATGCTGCCCAGCAGCCCGGAGGTATTGTTCTTGATTCCAGACAGACCGTTTTTGAACAGGTCGCCCAGATTCGACATGAACGAGTTGCCTTCGTCGGTCGTGCCGGAGAACATCTTCTTAAAAGCGTTGCCTACATTCTGGAGGAAACTATTTGCAGTCTTCTGGATGTCACCAGACCCGCCACCAAACAGCTTTTTCAGCCAGTCAATGAGGCCGCTGCCCCATTTTTTCAGTTCATCAAAGCCGCCGGACAGAAGCTCCAGAATCTTTCCGGGGATGCTCGAAACAAGCGTCCAGAGGTCAGGCAAACCGCCCTCCATGCCTGTTTTGATGCTCCCGGCCAAGCCCTTGCCAGCATTCTTCAGAATGGTGGTGTTGCTCGCAGAGGACAGATTGCTTTTCAGGCCGGTGACGATGTTCACCGCGGCTTTTGCCATGCCTAAGAAGCCCTGCTCGTCGTATCCGGCGTTCAGCGCGTCCAGAGAGTCCGCCACAAAACCGGTGACGTTGGTTCTGAAGTTCTTGTCGAGGGAGTTGAACAGACCAAGGGCCACGTTTTTGGTCACGGTTGCCCAGTCGCCGCTCTTCACCGCTTCGACAATGCCCTTGATGTTGGAGATGCCCTTGCCGGAAGAAAGTGCGTCGGAAATACGGTTCATGTTGCTGGTCAGTGCGTCAACCGTTTCATCAACGAAGCCCTCTCCCAGCAGTTCGCCCTTGCCGTCCAGCGCATCATCTGCGCCATTGTACACAGCCAGACCCAAATCACCAGCTGCATCCACGGCCATATCCGCATTGCCGGTAATACCTCCTGCAACACCGGCGTCAAAATAATAGCCCAGTTTTTCGCCCTCAACGGAGGGAGAATGGATGCCCAGTGCATCCTTAAAGGCGTTAATCAGCCAGTTGGATGCCTGTCCAGCAGCTTCAGACAGCTTTTTCAGCGTATTCTTGATGCCGTTGTAGATACCGAGGATGACGTTTTTGCCGACGCCCAGCCAGTCGATGTCCGTGAATTTTTTCTTTGCCGTGTCTCCGATAGACTTCAACGCAAGTGGAAGTTTCGTCTGCAAGGCCACGAAGCCGTTGTAGATAAACCCGATAACATTTTTGCCTGCTGCTGCCCAGTCGATAGAGGACAGCTTCTTTTTCGCTGCGTCGCCAATGGATTTTAAGGCAGTCGGGAGTTTGGTTTGCAGCGTGACAAATCCGTTATAGATAGCGCCAATGACGTTCTTGCCCGCGGTCAGCCAGTCGATGTCGGACAGCTTTTTCTTGATGGCCGCACCAATGGTCTGCATCGCAGCCGGGAGCTTAGTCTGCAAGGCCACGAAGCCATTGTAGATGGCCCCGATGATGTCTTTGCCGACCTGTACCCAGTTCGTCGCCTTGAGCTTCGCCACGATCTGACCGGGCAGTTCTTTCACGGCATTCACCACGGTGGAAATGGCCCCGGTGATACCGTTCTTCAGGCCCTCCATGATGAACTTGCCGACCTCGGCCATCTTCTTGGATGGCGAGTGAATCTCGAACGCATCACAGATGCCGTTCCAGAACGGCTTGAAAATGTTATCTACAATCCATGCACCAACGCCAAAGATAGCGTCCTTGATGCCGAGGAAGAAGCCCGCAACAGCGTCGCCTCCAGCTTCCTGCGTTTTCTCTTTGAAGTAGTTGCCCACATCCGCCAGAGAACCGGCCAGAATCTGAATGACTGCATCAACGGATTCACCGATAAGGCGGCCCAGCGCCTCCGTCAGCTCGTCCCAGCTCACACCAGACACAGCCCGGACAAGCATTTCAACGAGGTCCTTTGCCACCTGATAGAAGTCGATGCCGTCCATCAGGTCGGCCAGCGAGTTGATAGCCTCCGTGAAAGCGTCGAAGAAACTCTTGACTGCACCCTCCACGTTGCCGTTACGCAGCGCGTCGGACAGCTTGGCGGTGATGATCTCGCCAATCCGATACCAGTCTTTGCTCTCCAGCCACTCCTGCAACTCGTTATAGAAGCCAGAGAAGCCGCTGGTGAACGCCTGAAGCACAGCCGTCCAGTCCAGCTCTTTCAGGAAACCACCGGCCAAATCCAGCGCCACGGTAAACTTCTTCGCCAGCAGCCGCCCGAAGATGTCCCAGTCAACCTCATTGATGATACTGTTGACCGCCTCGGCCAAATGCTTGCCGATATTCACCCAGTCCACCGTGTCCACGGTGTAGTACAGCGTCTGGATGGCTGCATTCATGCCCTTGCCGATTTTTGTTCCCCAGCCGGACCAATCAATGCTGTCCACCAGCTCATTGATTTTGTTGCCCAGCAGTGTGCCCAGCTCTTTCCAGTCAGCTTCCTCAAATGCCTTTTTCAGCTTGTCCGCAAAGTCCAGCACGGCGCTGTCAATGGGGACCTGCTCAAACATCTTGGAGGGGTCAACGGAACCATCGTCTTTCGTGTTGTCCGTGTCCTTATCGTCCAGAATGTTCAGTTCATCGAAGCTGGCCAGAGCCGCCTTTGCCTTTTTTGCAGACTGCGACGTTTTGTCGAGGCTCTTGGCGTAGTCCTCCTGAATGGTCGTTGCCTTAGTGTAGGTTTTCGAGCCAGTCAGGGCCGCCGTCAACATCCCGATGCGGGAAACCGCCTCGGAGATAAGGTTGATAAGCGATACCAGCGCCGGGGCTGCCGCCCGCAGGATAGGGTCAAATGCGCTTGCGAAGCTGTTCTTCAACCTGTCCAGCGCAGACATCAGGGACGAAATTGCAGCGTTTGTCCGGCTGGAATACTGGGCAAGGTTTTTGTAGCCGTCCACCAACGCGCTGCGCAGCTTGCTCATGAGGGTAAACAGGGAGCGCACGCCCAGACCATAACGCAGCAGCGTTCCGATGCCGCTGTTGAAGCTGGAGTGCGTTTTCTTTGCCCGCAGAGAAAGGCGCAGCATAGCCGCCGCACCCTTGCCCAGCATGGATACCATGCCTTTCAGCCCGCCGACAACGCCGCCTTTTACGGTCTTTCCAAACCTCGAAAGCGCGGACGTGCTGCGGTCCACTTTCTGCGTCATGCTGTCGAGCTGCTCTTTCACGGCATCGAGGGCCGCACTCAGCTGGTCATACTCCGCAGAATCAGTGCCAGACGTGTGAGAGGTTCCATCCTCTTCCATCTGCGCTGCATCCGCTCTATACTCTTCCAGCTTCTTTTTGGTCTGTTCGATGCTGTACTGCAAATTCTTCCACTTCTGCGAGGATTTGTTGACGTCCATATCCTCATACATGGCCTCTTTGTTGAGCAGTTTGTCCAGCTCTTTCTCAGCCTTTGCAATCTCCGTCTGGAGCCACGAATAGTCCTCGGTCGGAATGCGAATCTTGCCCAGCTGGGCCATCTTATCTTCCAGAGCGGAAATCGTTTCACGCAGTGGGCCAGCCTTGGCGTCAAAGGATTCTAAGGCGCTGGCGCTGCCGCGCATTGCTTTTTTCATGGTCGGCGCGAGGCCATCAACCTTGGATTGCAGGGAACGGACTGCTCGCTGCATATCCTTACTCCCTTTGTCAAACCCTTCGGTCTGAAGCTCAGTATCAACGACAATAGAGCCGTCTGCCTGTGCCATATCAGTGCCACCTCCTTATTCCAGTAATTTGTTGAGCCGGTCGATCTCCGCCTGTTCTTCTGCGCTCCGCTTCACTTTCAGAACGCACAGGTCTTTGTTCGCGGCCCAAAATTCGCGCTCCCACTTTTCCAGCTTTTTGCCTTTGGCTTTCTTGCTGCGCAGGGCCATGACCTGAGCAAACGTGCCGTCATGGATTTCCATGAAATATCCCATGAACGTCCACCAGTGCAGGTGCGGAATACTGCGCACCTCACAGCCTGCCACCCGGTTGATGGCCGGGAACAGAATCGGTGCATCCTGCTCCCAGTCCATTGTCCGGGGTGTCGGTCGTCCCTTGTCTGTGCCAGAATGGAGGCCGCAGTCTATGAACTCCGCAGCCGCCTTGTATGCGGCCTCGTAGTCAGATTGCGGCATCTCGTCGAAGTCCCGGTAGAGAATGACAAGGCAGATATAGACCTTTTCCTCGTCTTTCAGCTCCGGGTCTCCAAACGCTTGCAGGATTTTCAGCACGTCTTTCATGTCCGTGCGGATGGCGTAGCTTTTGCCGTTGACATCCAGCCGGGTGGGAAGCTCGCCGATCACTGCTGCGGCCCTCTGCCGCGCCGTTTGCCGCCGTTCCGGTGCTTGCCGGTGCGGTAGCCGTGGGTGTACTTATCCACACGGTTCTGCGCGAGGTTCATCTCTCTGTCAAAGCGCTTCTGGATATATGCGCCGACGGCCTCAATGGCGATTTCGCAGTAGAAACGGCCACCGACGATGGAGAAAGGATTCATCTTGCCGAAGAACGCCTCAGCGAAGTTGCCATCAAACAGGGTGTTCAGCGCGTCGGACAGACGCTTTTCAGCTTCGCGCAGCGCGTTGATGGTACGGTCGTCGCCATCCTTTGCGGAGCCGTCGCTGTTGAGGTTGACCTGCTGCACCGGCTCCAGAACACCGTTGAACTTCTTCACGAAGTCGTTATACCGATGTACGATGCCGATATCGGTCGGGCGCACATAGAACACGCCGACGCGCTGGCCGCGCAGGTTCGTGATGGGCACTTCCTCGGTGCCATCGTCGATGACGATGCCGACGTTCTTTTCGGGTTCCGGGAAATTCATGGTCTTTTCGTTTTCCATTTTGTCCTCCTAAAGATAAAGGGCGGCCAACCCTCGCTGACCGCCCTGTGCTCTGCCTGTTGTTTTATACCTGCTCTCCGGAGCTGGGCAGCTCGGTGAATGCCTTGGTCGTGGTGTCCCAGTTGCCCTTGACGCGCTCGCCTGCGTTGTAAATGGTGAACGGAATCTGCACACCGCTGGTGTCGCCGCCCACGGAGGTAGGCACGACCATAACCTTCTCGCGGTATGCCCATGCCACCTTGCCCTTGCTGTCAACCAGCACATCCACAGTGGTGGTCATGCAGTCGTTGCCGGTCAGGCGACCATTTGCGATAGCTTCCAGCTTCTCATACAGCGGGTCGCCCTCCACTGCATAGTAGGGGTCCACCTCGCTCTGCGGCTCGTAGCCGTTGTGCTTGATGGTGCTTTCACCCCAAATGTTTTTCGACACCTCAACGTCCGGGTTCAGTTCGAGGTTGTACTCCTCCAGGTCCTTACCCAGACGGACATACTTCGGGGTGTTCCCGGTGGTGTCAAAGCTGGCATCGATATAGTGAGCCAGCAGCTTACGTTCGATTTTCTCTGCCATGTTGTTCTCTCCTTATCTGCAAAAATTGTTTTCGTATCTCAGGCTGCCGGAGAACAGCCAGTCCTCAACGCCGTTCTGGTACACAGCATTCAGGCGCGAGGGGCTTGTGCGGGAAATGGCCCTGATTTTGCGGTTTCCCTCCGTCAGAGCCGGGTATGCGTCCATAGTGTGCATCTCACCGTTCACCGTGACCGGCTGGCGTTCCAGCCACCGCCCGATAGCGTCCAGCAGCTCTTTGCTCCGCATCCTTGCAGCTTCCGTCTTGGGAGCGCAGCGCAGCACGATGTCAAACGGATAAGCGCAGACCTGATTGACGTGCCCGGTGATGCTTTCTTTCTCGGACGTGATAGCCGCACCCACAGAAGGGAAGAATGCAAGGCCGTCGTCCTCGCCCAGCGTGGAGAATGCGATTCTCCTGCCGCACAGTGCGGGGCAGGTGTTGAGCAGCTCCATCAGCACCTTGCTCATGATTTCAGAACCGTCAACATCAAACTTGACGGCGGTATTTGCTTTAGGCATCTTCGCCTCTACCTCCTATGCGTTTTACTCCGTTCAGCCAGCGTTCTTCGTTCGCCGCCTTCGCGGCATCGAACCAGTGGTCGGTAGCCTGTGGGTTCGCAGTCGTCGAATAGGTCAGCGGCCTACTGGTCGGAACGAGCGTCGCGCCCTTGCGGAACCGGAGTAGATAGCCGCCGGAGCCGTCCGGTATCTTTGCGGGGCCTTTGCCGGTCTCGGAATCAACCATGACCTTGCCCTCGTACAGATACCGTGCATAGGGGCCGGGGAATACGACCCGCTTGCCGCCCTCGTCCACATACGAGCGCTGAATCTGACTTCCGGTCTCCATCGGCATGAACGGTTTGCAGTCTGCAAGCACCTGTTCTGCCAGCCACTCCTGAGCGGCTGCAAACTGCCGTGAAAAACGGTCGAAATGGATTTCTGCATAAAAGTGACCATGGACGCAGGAAAAGCCCTGAAAATGCTCCGTATCGCTCATTCAGCGTCCCTCCACTTCGAAATGAGGGATGAGGCCGTAGAACGAGGCCGAAGTAACCATGTAGACTTCATCCTGTCCATGGTTCATCTCGTGGTATAAGCCGTTGTCGTAGCCATCCTCAGAAACAGGTTGCTCCAGAGGACAGCTACCGACAACGACGAAATCATGTTCCGGCCAGAATGTGAAGCACTCGCCGGGGGCGTCCCGCGCTGCATAGGCTTTCGGGCCGATGTACTGCCGGGAGGCTGCCGTTTTGTCCGCTGCCGCCGGTATGATGATGCTCACTGAATCGCCGCCGTTGTTGCCGTGCGTCGTCGCGCTGCTCGCGCTGGCCGCAGCAAGCTGCACACCCTCAAACACAGTCGTATACCAGAGGCCAGACGGCTCGTGGTAGTTGTACAGCGTAATGGTCTGGTCGTGCATCATCTCACCCCCGCATACAGCAGGTTCACGCCGTCCGGGCCGGGGACGTTTGCGAGATACCGTTCAGCTTCAGATTGCAGCAGGGAGTTCAGCGCTGCGCTGTCGGATGCAGCCTTTGCGTACACGGACGCCTCCGCAGACTGCACATAGGACACAGATTCCTTGCCGGAGGTCATAGAGGCCACGGCGGGCCGGAGATTGCCCTGTGCATCTTTGCTGGCCGCCGTTACCGTGCGCTGCTGCTCCACGCGGAAGAGGATGTCTGCCAGAGCGCACACGGCTTTCTTCACCCGGACAACATGAGCGTCATCTTCGGGCATACCCTGCGCCAGCCGGTAGAAGGTAATGGTATCAACAGCATCACTCGCACGTTCCAGCCATTTCGGCGCGGTCGCCTCGGTCAGCTCATCGCCGAAATACCGGGCGGTGTAGAACTCATAATCCGCATACGCCATGGTTTACACCTCCGCTCAGGCGTCCTCTGCGGGCGCTGCTGCGGCCTTTGCCTTGCTGGACTTCTTGGCGGGCACAGCCGCCTCGACGGCAGGTGCGTCCATAGCTTCATAGCGGTCGCTGTTCTCCATCAGCTTGATGGTCAGCGGGTTGTCAGTCTCCAGCACATTGCCGGTGACGATGTTCTTGAACTTTGCCATTGTGATAGCTCCTTTCTTACTCCGCGCCCTTCTTCTTGAAAATCAGGTCAGGGGTGACGACCTTGGTGCCGTAGTGATAGAACAGGCTGACGGCGGTCGCCTCGGACAGCGGAATCTTTTCGGCGGTATAGGTGCTTGCCATGACAGGCTGCGCCACAGCGCCGTCAACCATCAGGATATAGTCACAGCCAGCGGGCAGATGGGTGCAGGACTTGACCTCGACGCCGTGCCATGCGTAGAACTCCTCAGCAGCAGTATCTACGTTCGCACGAGACATCTTGTCGAGATTGTTGCGGATTTTGCCATAGTAGGCGGTGGACGTTACCAGACACATCATCTCGCGGGGTACGCCATCCACAAAATCGTTGGCAGTGTTTTCGGCCTCCTGAATGACCTGCTCCAGTTCATCTTCGACGCTGGTGCCAGCGGCGACAGTCACCTTAACGGCTTCACCGTCTGCGGCCTTGAAGAAGTCTTTGTCCAGCTCTGCGGCCATGCGCAGAACATGGTTTGCAGCGCGACGGTCCAGAACGCCATCGACGCCATACAGCTTGACGTCCTTCTCTTCCATCTCTTCGACGATTTCCTTGTCGTTGTCGATGGCAACGGTCACGGACTTGGCCTTGATCTGGCTGCCTTTGCCAGCCTTGCGGGCAGTGCCATAGTTTGCGGAGGTGGCGTTTGCGAAGCGCTTTGCCTCCACAGTGCCAGCGGTCGGGTCGCCGGACAGGTCGGTGTTCTTCATGCCAGCAGAAACGAGCGCTTTCTGCACGTTCTGGATGACTTTGCCGTACAGCTCGGCGAGATACTCTTTGCCGCTGTCGGTGTTGAGAATGCCCAGAGATTCAATTCTTGCCATAGTGGTTTACCTTCCTTTCGGTTTAGAAAATTTTGGGCGGGGTGTACTTGGTTTCCGTCGGGGTGGTGTTGCCGGTGTGGCCGACAATCTTCGGCGCTTTCTTTTCAAGCTGCGCCTGTTTTTCAGCCTCTGCCTTTTCCTCGGCAGTCTGGTACAGGCCGGAATCCTTTTCCTTTGCAGTTTTCATGAAGTCGTCGAAGCCCTGAAATGCGCCGTCCTTCCACTTCAGGCCGTCCTTTTCGTCCATCACGTCAGCGGTAAGCTGGCGGCGGGCGTAGGGAGAGGAAACGCCGTACTTGTCCAGCTGGCCGTTGACCCAATCGCGCTGGTCACGCTGGGTCATCTGGAGCTGGAAGTTCTTACCGGCATCTTCGGCCTGCTTCTTGTACTGGGCGATTTCCGCCTTGACTTCATCGGCAGACTTGCCATCGAAGCCTTTCAGGGTGTCCTCTGCGGTTGCCAAGCGGGTTTTCAGGTCGTCACGTTCCGCCGTCAGCGTGGCGATGGGGGCCTTGGCGTTTTCTACGTCGAGGCCGTTGAGCTTAAAGACCGCGTCGATCTGCTCCTGATTCAGTCCAAGGTCTTTCAGTTCACTGGTTTTCATGGGATACCTCCGGTTCAGCAGCTAAGCGTTTTAAGTCGTCGCTCTGACTTGCTGCCCCTGCCTTGTTAAGTCCGCAGGTAGACTGATATTGCGCTCTCTTTGGCCTCATGCGGCCGCAGCGGGCATAAAAATAGCACGATGCAGACCGCACCGTGCTTGAAATAGAGCTTATCTGAAGAGCAGGAGCGCCCATTTCATCCATTCGGGAATATCGGATGCGAACAGGCCGCTGTAAAGGAAAATCGAAATCGCAACAGAGCCAAAAGCAGTGACCACAACGAGAATGGACGCGACGGCTCCAAGGATTTCGGCTCGCCTACGGCTACGCCTCATTCGTTTGTCGAAATCATTCATCATCGTCCACACCCTCTTCATTGTCCGCTTCCCATGCTTCCTGAATGCGGCGGCCATTGGCGCAGACTGCATCCAGCGTGGCGTCCGCCTGAATGTTCGTTGCGACCACGGCCTTGTCCATCATGTCCATGTGGTAGTAACCGGTGAACACCTCGCCGCCGGGGAGCGGGGCCGCAACGCAAATGCGGTCGATTTTCAATTCCTCCAGCGATGCCAGAATATCGGAAAGCCACGGCGCATAGGGCGCGTCAGACATTAAGCAGCTCGCCATAGGTCGATACCTCCATGATGGAGATGCCATAGTCAGCAGCGCACTGATGCTCAATGCGGCAGCCGCGGGCATCCTGCCAGCTGGGCGCAAACACGGCCACGTCAGCCTTAGCCAGAAATTCGATGCTGCGGGCCAGATAGTCCAGCGGTTTTGCCGCGGGGCCGAAATCGTCAAAGAACGTCTCCAGCGGGTCCACATCGTCGCCGAGCTTTTTCTTTGCCCAGTGAATCAGAGCTTTGCGTTCCTGCAAAACCTGTTCGTCCGTTCTGCCGTTCATGGGCTGGCTGATAAAGATTTTCTTTCTCATTCGTTTTGTCCTCCAATGGGCGATTTGTGCGCAGCCTCGCGGGCGGCTGCTTGTGAACGTCGTGCAACATACAGCCGGTCATTCAGCGGCTTCAGGCTGTTTTCCCGGCAGAACCGCTCATAGTCCGCCGTATGCTTTTTCAGCCTTGCCGATGCTCTGGCCGCTTTATCCTCCAGAGCCGCCCGCAGAGCGTCGTCTGTGGCGTTTTCGGCTGCTGCCTGATAACCTGCCATCTCGACCTTTTCACGCCGGATTCGGGCTTCTTTGGCTCGCTGCTTCTGCGTGAGGTCGTAGACCCTGCGGTTCTCTTCCTCGTCGAAGTTCTGAAAAGGGTTGTGGTTTGGGTCGCCGGGGCCGAAGCTGTGGCGGCAGTTGTAGCCGCCCAAACCCTCGTCGGTTCCATAGCCGGTCGCCTCAACGAAGAGCGGGAGGCCCGGTGTGCGCCCGGTGCGGCTATACAACTTACCCTGCCACCAGAAGTGGTTGCCGGGGTTGTGTCCGCCGTCTCCGTAACGTGCGCCACGATGGGCAGATACACGGATGGGGTCCCAATCGTGGTCTATCATGCCCTGCATGGTCATGTTGCCGGTGGCCTGACTGATACCAGTGCGGACAGCTCGCAGAACTGCCGTTTCGATGGTGTCACGATGGCCGGTCGGATAGACAACGTGCGTCTGGTGTTTCGCCAGCTCGTCCACGCCCTCCTGTACTGCCGCCGTGTAGGACTGAGCGCCGGTAATGACCTTGAAATGCGCTTCATCCAGTACCTTGAAAAGCCGCTTCTGCGACGCACTGGCCGTTGTGCGGGTGAAGTTGTGCGCTTCGCCCTGCGTCCGTGTGTAGGCGTCTTGCAAGATGCTCACCATGCGGCTGGACAGAGCCAAAGGCTGCACGTCGTGACCGGCTGCTGCATAGACAGCACAGTCGGCAGCCCACGCCTTGACCGCCGCATCCTCAAAGATGGCCGCGATTTCGGCGTCAGACTGCTTCGTGAACAGTTTCAGCTTCTTTTGCAGTTCCTCCAGATGGCCGCCCGCTGCTTGGTATACCTCGGTCTGCCACCGGTCTGTCCCAGACAGTACAGCGTCCTCTCCGCGGCCCAGACGTGCCATGAAGCGCCGTATCATGTCCAGCGTTATCCACCGGTTGAGGTCGTCCAGCGCCGGATACAGCGTTTCCGCAAGCTCTGTGATCTGCTGCGGTGTCAGCATGGAGCAGCCCCCTTCCGGTTATTCCTCGTCGAACAGGCCCTTTTCCTTTTCGGCTGCTTTGGCTTCTGCGACCATCTTTTTTGCCTCTTCCTCGCTCATGCCCTCGAACTTGGTGAAGTACAGCCAGAGTGGAATCCAGCCCTGCGAGGCGTAATTTTTCCAGCTGGCCTTGTCCTCTTCGTAGTTATAGGTGATGTCGCCGAAGTTGTAGGTGGTTTCGTACTCGCCAATCGGTGCAGCTCCCAGCAGGGTTGTAAGAGCGTCTGCGCCCTTGATGGCCTGTTCGATTGCGCTACGCAGAGCGTCGCGGTCTGCCTTGATGGTCTGGATGGTGTCGCGGTCGTCGCTTTCCACCTGTGTGGCCGTAATCATGCCGGTCTGGCCGTCCATGACAAAGACGCCCTCGCTGAAGCCGCATTTGACACCGGCCATGGACAGGTCGAAGTTGATGTCCTTGATGCGGGCATCGGTCAGCATGGTGGGGACGTGTTCGGTGACGGCCTTTCCGTCGTCGTTCACGCCAGCGCCCAGCGCCTTGATAAAGCGCGGCAGCTGCACGTTTCGGTTCTTGGCGTACTGGACAGCCGCCTGACCAACAAACGTGATGTGCTTGCTGTCTGCGACCTCCCCGTTCTTTCTGCTGAGGGCAACATCCAGCGCCTCCAGCTCCGGCAGCGCATTTGCAAAGGCAGACACACCCAGCGGGGAAGAAGGGTCGATGGTGTTTGCGCCGGGCAGCCGGAAGAATGCGAACAGCGGAGCTTCCAGCTGCTCGATCTGTGTCTCAGGCTGCATCTCCGCCCACTCGTCAACCTCTGTCAGTGGGATTTCAGCGCCAAGGGTATACTGGCCGTTGCTCATGGAACGATTGAGGAACGCCTTGTTCGTAATCAGATACAGCCCATCTTTGAACCGGTGGTACTCCAGCCGGGTGTAATGGTCGAAGCCGTGCGTGATGTACTCAGCGAAGATTGCGCCCACGATGTTGCCGTTGCCGTCCTGTTTGGTGATGCCAAACTCTCCCGGCAGGTGGAAGTCCCAGCTGGAGCCGTTCCACTTGATGGCGATACCGCCCATGCGCTCGGCGTCTGCTACCTTATCGGGCAGCCGCTTGATAAGATCATCGCAAATGCCCTGCAAGTAGTCGGCCCGGGGCGAGCCGGACAGCGCAACACCGAGGTCGAGGCAGACAAGCCGCGCCCGGTAGTCGCTGATGTGCTTTCCCATGTTGTAGGTGCGGATGTCGTCGTCCGGGTTGCGCCACGGCGGGCGCTCAGACGAAACATTGTCCCACAGCTCCAGCGCTGCGTTCATCTCGGAGGACTGAATCAGCTCCACGCCGAAGGTCTTTCCGATGTCGGTACGAATAAACATAGATTTTATCCTCCCCCATAAGCGGGAAATGAAACTCACAGCAGTTCACCCCCTTTCCATCATGCAATGTACTTCAGCTCTGCGCGGAGGGCCGTGCGGCAGAAGTAGCGTATCATATCCATGCTGTGGTCGAACTCTTTGATAACAGCATCCTCGCCAGATTCTTCGTCCCACGAATACTGGTCAAATTCTTTGAACGTCTCCTTGCAGCTCTCATGGAACAGCAAAAGGCCCATGTTTAGGTACTTCGTCACGTCCTGAATGCCGTTCAGAACGTCGTTGTCAGCCCTCACCACAAGCCATTCTGCATACTTTTCAATGGTTTCTATCATGGACGACGCCGAAGGGTCGATGATGATATACTCGATTTTGATGTCGCCAATCAGCTTCTTCAGCAGCCTGTAATAGCCCTCGTTGTCAGTACGGTTTGCGCTGCCTCCACGGTAGTACAGCTCGCGTATCATGATAGCCTTATGGCTCACCGGGTCGAAATCCCATAGGCCAGCAGCAAACGGATTGACCGTGCCGTAGTCGATGGAAACATAGTACCGGTGGCGGGAGCTGTACGGAATGGCGCCTTTGACGACGTGCTTTTCCATCGAGAACATGGGGTAGACAAGGCCCTCGGCCATTTTGCGCTGGCCCAGAATGTCGCGGGCATACCAGACACTTTTCCGGTCATACGTTGACAGCACAGCCCGGAGCTGGTCGTCCGATATGCTCATATTGTCCGCGATGGTGAAATGGCCGTAGTTCAAGCCGTACTTCGGGTTCGCTTTGAGTTTTTCTTCGTGGAAGTTTAAGACGTCCTGATAGTACCAGTGAGCCTCAGCTTTCGGGTTCAGGTCGTGAAATATCTTTCGGTCGGGGCTGGACAGGGTACGGTCAAAAACTTCTTGGATGAAGATTTTGCTGCATTCGTTGGCCTCGGTGATGTAGGCCGTGCCGTAGGTGTTGCCCTTAATGAGCTTTTCGTCGCCAGCTTTGCCGCCGCCGGAAATCAGCACGACCTTTTCACCGGTCGCCGTCTGGATATACAGGCAATCGCGGTTCTGGTATACGCCCTCCCGGCAGCGTCCCTCAAAGTAGTTTTTCAGGCCGAAGCCGTCACAGTCCAGAATATTCAGCCGCGCCGTGGCCGTGGACACGCCCGCAATCAGGTGTATTCTGCTTGGGTGCTTCTCCAGAATGGTGCAATACGCCATGGTGATAAGGACGTTCTTACCGCCACGTTTGCCGCCCTCTGCTACGTTGAACCAGTGGTCAAAGCAGTCCCAGAAGAAACGCATCTGGTTTTTAGAAAATGGTGCGGGGATGTTCATTCTTCAAAGTCCTTGATGTCACGGTTTGGCAGCGGATGTTGCAGCAGGTCTGCGAGGGTCTGCATCTCGGTGTTCTGGGCCTCGGTCGTGTTCTCCTGCGGCTTGTCTTTCCACTTTTCGGGCCGCCGGTTCTTCAGGTAGAAGATCTGTGCCGTTACGTTGGCCGGAACGACGACCTGCTCTTCCGCGTACTCGATACGCTCTTCCTCCAGTCGCTTTTTGCCGTCCACCTTGACGGTTTTCAGCTTGAAAGGCTTCTTGACGGTCACGGTGCGGGTCTTGCAGCTCTCGAACAGCTCATTCTCCACGATGTAGTCCGCGACGTCCTTGCCCTTTTTTAGTGCTTCCGAAAATTCGGGAAATTTGTTTTTCCATTCGCAGAGGGTCGATACTGAGCAGCCTATATTCGCGGCAATCTGCTTGTCTTTGAGGCCATCTCTTGCCCATCCACGAAGCAGCGTCAGCCCTTCAGGCTCTAGCCACTGCTCATACTTACCTTTGCGGCCAATCGGAACTCACCTCCAGATGCTTTCGACGCGCTTGCCCACCAGCTTATACAGCACAGCACCAAGCAGAAGAGAAACGCCCTCGCCAGCTGCGACGCACACAGCGTTCAGCAGGAACGGAGAGCCGTACACGATGGACAGTTCTGCGCCGACCACAATGCCATTGAACACAGTGCCGAACAGGATAGTCGGGACGACCTTGCCGCTCCTGCGTGCAAATGTGCCAACAATGAGGTTCGCAAGGGAGCCGACGATCACGTCCAGAATGCCCAGCGGAGAGGTCAGGTTTGCCAGTGCGCAGCCGAGGGTATAGCCGTAGACGGCAAAGGTGTTGTGCATACAGAACAGCAGGATAACCTCCGAAATGCGGCACTGTACCTGCCCATAACTCAGCGGGGCGATTGCCACGCAGAGAACATAATAGAGGGCCGCTGTCATGGGAGCAAAAGCGGGGTGCTGCATATTACTACGCAATATGAGCTCCCCCCCCCCCAGAGATTTTTTCAGTCTGGCGGTCGTGGTGAACCAGTAGTTTTCATAGTATTCCTGCATCTTCATTGCCTCCTTGTATGCAGCTTCCCACTGGCGTTGGCGCATGACAGCGCGTTCCGCAGTGGTCTTTTCGTTTTTTAGCTTTCGGCCTCCCAAACGGCCATATAGGACGCCCTGCGTCCACGAAGAGCTATCCACATAGTCAAAGGGAACTTTCTTCAGCACATCTTGCCGGGTCATGCCCAGACAATGAACGCGGCAGTTGTGCTGCCACGCTATCTTTAGGAATTGTGCATATTGGTGGTCCTTGATGTCCTCGTTTTTGAACCCGGTGATAGCAACGACCCTACCGCTGTACTCTTCGCACATCCGGTAGAAGTCCTCTATGCCGCGTCCCTTGTGCCAGACAGGAATAATCTTGTCTGTTTCCTGTTCAAGCCGTCTACGCAGCTTTATGACACGCTCAAGCCCTATCACCTTGTCCACGTCCATCTCGAAATAGCCCACTATCTTGTCGCAGTCGTTTTCCCGGATGAAACGCGCATAGGATTCGGTGTACTCTTCCCAGTCCAGCTTTGTCTTGCCTTTCTGGAAGGTGTGCGCACCGGAATCTATCATGATGCGCTCGCTCTGCTCGATGATTCCCAGTGCTCTTTTGGGGTTCTTCGGGATGTAGTAGTAGGACATCAGGTTATAGTGCATCGAACCAAGTTCATCCAGACGAGCGTTGTTGTTTTCCAGCGCACTGAGGAATATTTTCACTCATTGCCGTTTTGTGCATCGCCAGTGACTCCTTCAAATTTTTTGAATTTTGCTTTAAGGTCGATGTGGCCGCAGCAGGGGCAAATCAGCCTTTCGTCGTGCGGCTCGTCGTATTCGCTGCGCAGGTCTGTGGAATCGTCAAAGATGTCCTCCGGGGCTTCGCTGTCGAAATTGAAGTCGAAATCTCCGAAATCCACCTCCGCGAGTTCCTGCTCCAGCTTGGAGAAATCCCAGCCGGTCATTTCGCCGGTCTTGTTGGCGAGGATGCGGTACTTCTGCTTCTGCTCTTCGGTCAGGCCGGTGTAGCGTACCACGTCGGCCATCTCCACATGGAGCTGCATCAGAGCGAGGCGGCGGGTGTGGCCGCTGAGAATGACGTTGTTCTCGTCCACCTCGATGGGGTCAAGTGCGCTGCACTGGCGCATACTCTCCGCGCAGGCGTTCACAGCTTCCGGGGAGATCACGCGCGGGTTGTTCTCATACGGCACAAGGTCCGCAACCGGAAGTTTCAATAATTCTTTGGTAATCATGCTACCCTCCTTAAAAAATTTATCGTTAATTCATCAAACGTCTTTACAAATACGTAAATACGTAGTATACTATTGGTGAGGAGGAAATTGAAAGATGCGAGATAAAGACCTACTGAAACTCATGCAGAAAAATGGCTGGAAAGTCGTCCGCGTGAACGGCAGCCACCATATTCTCGAAAAAGACGGCAAAATTGAAACGATTCCAATTCACGGCAAAGACGTTCCGAACGGACTGCTAAACGCAATCCTGAAACGGCACGGCCTGAAATGAAAGGGGACTTTTGTATGACGCTTGTATATCCTGCTATCTTCCACGAAGAGGACGGTTCTTTCTGGGTAGAATTTCCCGACTTGGAGGGCTGCCAGTCTTTCGGTGACACCATCGCCGAAACGATGGAGGGTGCGAAAGAAGCTCTCGCCGGATACGCTGCTGTTGTGCTGGAAGAGGGAAAGCAGCTGCCCGCTCCTACTCCCATCCAGAACATCAAGCCCGAAGAGCATTGCTTCGTTTCGCTGATCGACGCGAAGCCCGCCAGCACCAAACGTGCCGTCAAAAAGACTTTGAGCATTCCCGCATGGCTGAACGATGCAGCTGAAGCCGCTCACGCTCCTTACTCCGCCATCTTGCAGGAGGGCCTCGAAAGATATCTGCATCTCGCATAACCGCAAAATGAAACAGAGGGTTGTCCGTTGCTGGACAGCCCTCTGTTTTTGTTTTGGTGCGCCCGGTGGGACTTGGACCCACGGCTTCAGGATTAAAAGTCCTGTACTCTACCAACTGAGCTACGAGCGCATGACAGCCGCCTTTCGGAATCGAACCCTCCGTGGCTACTCCCACGAATGCGCTCCACGTTGCGCTATGGCGGCATATAATAGCCGATGGCTGGACTTGAACCAGCACCACAAGAGTTTCAATCCATCCGGGGACAGGCCGGACAGGGCCGCTCTTGCGTATCGTCAATGTGACCCGCCTTAACTGGGCGGCGCTCTGCTTGAGCTACAACGGCATATAAAAGGCCCCTTGCTGCGATGGTCGGTCGCAGTTCAGGGCGCAGGGATTGGACGCACACACCGGCGGAATACACGCGCACCGCCTAAATGTTCCGGGGCCTCCGGGCAGCTGTTATAATGCTATAGGAGGAAAAATCATGTCAGGTAGTATGCAAAGCCGTCAAAAGAGAAAAAGAAAGGAAACTGCGCTGCGCTTGGGAAACGCAGCAGCTCCCGGTGACTGATTAGATCATGCGTCCACTTCCGCCTACGGGGTGGCGGGTATCGGTGTAGATGGGCGGAATCAGACCGCCACGGCGTTCACCTGCTGTTCGCGTCGTCATTTCCTGCATCCACATAAAAAGCGAAGAAGCAGCGGGGAGTGACGTGCCGCTCTGCTTCTCCTCTTATTTAGCGCCGTGCCGCAATGCGCGGTTGCGCTTGTAATAAGCATACTCACAAGACATGGTAATGCCAAGGTATGCTCGTGTCGAAAAATCAGGGTCTAACTTTGTGCATTTTGCGCATCATGCACTATCCCTCGTAATGTTGGGCCAGATTTCAGCCAGCGCTTCCAGTCCATTTTTCAGACCATTGGCAACGGTTTTGACCGACACATCGTATTCTTCGGCAACGCTCTCATAGGTTTTGAGCTTGAAATTGCCGTCCTTGTCCGTGGTCTCGCAGTCGATGTAATAGCTGCGCAGGTAGTCCGCAATGCGGATGCTGTACCCATTCTCGGCGTATACGATGCAGAAAACGCGGGAGATGGCCTCCATGCGGCGCTTAACCAGTTCCGTTTCCATGTGGTTCAGCTTGCGGATTTCCGCGTCCCTGTCGCACACAGCGTCCAGAATCTTGTCGCCGTTACCGGATGCCATCGGCATTCCGCTCAGGTTCTGCGTGATATGCGTTGCAGCGTCCCGCAGGCGGGCGACCTTTTCACGCTGGTTGTGGATAGCCTCCACCAGATTGCGGCAGCTCTGAAACCACTTTTTCACTTCTTCTGTATCCAGAATCCCTTTGGGTTCCCATGCTCTCCATGCCCTAATCTCCATATACACCCCTCTTTCTGTCTCCGGCTGCGGGCCGGTCACTTTGCGCCAAAGATTTCCCGCAGCGTGTCGCTGATTTCCCGCAGCGCGTCGCTGAGGGTTTTGCAGGTCTTTGCGGGCCGCACCTGAACGCTCTTTCCGGTGGACTTACCAATAGCCTCCGCGATGTCCTGTGCCAGCTTTTCCGGCACGAAGTTCTCCGCGTCAACGCGAATCTGGCAGTCAGGCGCGGGCATATTCTTTTCCAGCTCTGCCACGCGGCGTTCCAGCTGCCGGATGCGGCGGTTTTCTCTTTTACTCATGTGGTAGCTCCTTTCGTCAAACAAATTCTTTCGGCGGGGTCTCGTAGGTCTCGCCGATTTTCTTCCACAGGCGGAGGCAGTACGGATGGGTGTCAACGTACTGGCTGCGCGGCGGGTGGAACTGCACCACGCATTCTTCCTCGTCCCAGAAGATGTCTTTAATTAGGCACATCTCGTCCCACGTCGGACAGCGGCGCGGGAGGCTCACGCTGACGTGTTCCCAGCCGCCGCCCCACGATGCAACGATGCCCACAGTCTGCGGCTTATACTGCGGGTGGACAAGGTAGGCCATGAAGCCGTCCCAGCCCTCCCGCACGATCATCAGGCGGTGGTTCTTCTTGATTTCATCAATCGGACGCATTGGTTTCAACTCCTTCCAAAAACAGCAGCACTCCGGGCGCTGCAACGCGGATACGGTACTCCGCCAAATCCGCCGGGGTGATGTACTTTCGGCCAAACAGGCGCTTCATGTCGCGCCAAACGGCCCACGGGACGCGGTAGAAGTATCTGCCGCTGAAAGAACAGAGGACAAAGGCAATGCCGCCGAGCCTTTCCGTGCGGGTCAAGCGGGCCGCCTGATCTGACGTCACACGGTCGGCAGTCATGCGGTCACTGTCCGTGTGCTTCGCCTCGAAATTGACGGCCTTGCCGCCCCTGAGAACGCCCTTGTAGTCCGGCTGGGCCTGTTTGGTGTAACAGGCGAGAAAACGTCCTGCGCGGTCTGGGCTTCCCAGCGGCTTCATCGGTTCCGGGGTCTTTTCAACGTCCGCCAGACCAATGGAGCAGTAATACGCGCAAGCGCTGTTGATGATGTTCTCGAAACCTGCGCCCTCTACGCGGCTCCGTGCGCCGATGTAGCTGCGGCGAATGCTCGCCGCCGTTCTAGGTCTATTCATCGTCGTCCTCCCACTTGATAGCCTGTCCGCACTGGCCGCAGAACACGTTCCGGGCCGTGTCGATGTTGTGCAGGTATTCACCGCTGCCGCAGTTCGGGCAAGCCAGAATACTCTCGTCGCCGTCCGGGTATGGACTGCGAGGAATGTGCAGCAGCAGAGCCTCCCGGCCCATCCTGCAAGCCTCGTTCACCGGCTCAATGCTCTTGTAGTCCTCCCGGTGCATCGGGTCGAGGATCTCCGCTGCGCGTTCAATGGTCATTTCTTCACTCATCGTCGGGCCTCCAATACTCCACGAAATAGGTCAGGCTGGCCTTGCCGTTGCGCTTTTCCTTGCCCATGCGGACGATGTAGCCGTTCATGGACAGGACGACAACCAGCGCTTTTCGGTCCTCTACCTTGTCGCAGTCAATCTTGTAATGCTGTGCCATTGCAGGCGCTCCTTTCCTGTCAGTATTTGAGATAGCTTTCGGGCAGCTCCAGCCAGTCCCGGACGCCATCTTCATCCGGCGGGCCATCCTCGCCCAAAGCATCCAGCACGTTGGGCACCAGCCGCCGCGCCATTTCTTCATCGTCCATGCTGCGGATTGCATCGCCGATGGTGGTCTGGTCGCTCGTTCTGATTTCCAGCGTCAGCTTCACAACGGAGCCGTCCCGGCGTGTCCACGAGCAAATGAGGCTCTGACCGCCAATCTTTTCTAATGCGGTCAACATCGTGTCGCGGCAGGTTGCAATAACCTCTTCGGTGTTGCTCATTACCGGTACTCCTTTCCTGTGGCCTTGTCCCGCAGCGGGATGCGGCCCATGATCTCGAATCCTGCGATGTCGGCCATCTGGCGCAGCAACGGCACGAGGCTCCCGATTCTGTCCAGCCGAACAGCCTCTTTCTGGCGCTCGTCCTTATTGATGTTACGCATGGCTGCGGCCGGGGTCGGGTCTGCATAGTGTTCAGCGTTCCGGCCCATGTTGTCTTTGTTCATGTTCAGGCTCCATTCTCCAGCAGGTCAAACAGGGTTGGCGCATCGCGCTCGGCGTCTGCGGCTTCCAAATAGCCCACACCGTCCCTGAAATAATCGGGGTTAAGCTCCACGCCCTTTCCCTTACGGTTCATCTTCACCGCCTCATACGGCACCGTGAAAAGCCCTGCAAAGGGGTCCGCAACAAGTTCGCCCTCATTGCTGTACCGCTCAATCAGGCGCTGCACGATGTCGATTTGCAGCGGGCAAACGTGGAGATTCTGGCGGCGCTGGCTCTGGGAGGTGTTGAGCGTTTTCATCCGCACAATGTCGTCCCAGACGGTCATATCCCAGCTTCCCGGGGCGACGACCATAAACGTGGACGGCAGCCGTCCGTCTTTGTCGAGGCTTTCTGCGAGTTTGACGTGTTCCTCGTAGGAATAGACGGTATCACGACTGAATTTCCGGTACACGTTCTGGAGCTTGGAGGTCGGGATTTTCTCCAACTCTTCCCGGGTAAAAGGCCGGTCGCCGCTGGAGCGCCAGAACGCATGAGCGTCAATCTGCCACTGGGCGCGGGTATACTCCTCTTTGGACTTCTTGACCGGGGTATCTGCATAGCCGCGGCTGCAATCGGTAGGCAGCTTGCGGAACAGCAGGATGTACTCCGGGCATCCTACGCCCATCTTCGTGCCATCCTTGCACTGCTCAGTCCAGCCCAATCTGTAGGTCTGGTTGTTCTCGCGCACAACATCGGTGACCACCGTAATCATCCCGAAATAGGCAAACCCATGCTTGCGGAAATGGGCAATGCAGTCAGCATGGAACGGCTCAATGGTAGGAGCAGCCAACCCGGTGACATTGGCAAACTCCACGCGGTCTTTGACATGGATTGCGGCCACACGGCCCGGCTTCAGAGTCCGCAGCAGCTCAGGGGTGAGGAAGTCCATCTGCTTGAAGAACTCGCCATCATCCGGGTTGTGGCCGAAGTCGTTATAACTGGGGCTGTACTCGTAGTGGTTGCCAAACGGAATACTCGTCACATAGAGGTCGATGCTGTCCGTCGGCCAGCTCTTGACCTCTTCCACGCAATCGTTGTTGATTGCGGTGTAGTTGCTGCCTTTTACTTCCACGCGCTCACATCCAATCGTTCTTTTCAAGACCTCCAGCGCAAGGCTGCCGAGGCCGTATTCTTTGATGATTTCTTCCATCTGCTCGCTGAGTTCATCGTACTGCTTCCACTTCCTCTGGAGGGCCAGCAGCACCTCCGTTTCGGTGTCCATGTACAGGATGTCGATCACGCACGGCGACTTCTGGAGGAAACGATAAATGCGGTGAATGGCCTGAATGAAGTCGTTGAACTCGTAGTCGATGCCCATAAAGATGGCCCTGTGGCAATAGCGCTGGAAGTTGCAGCCAGAGCCGGACAGGCTTTTCTTCGTGCCGAAGATGCGGGTCTTGCCCTGTGCGAAGTCCATGACGCGCTGCTCGCGGGTTTCGAGGTCCATGCTGCCGTAGATGTCCACCAGCTCCGGGACGGCTTTCTTCAGGGCCTTGCGCTCGTCCTCCAAATCATGCCAGACAACGAAATGTTCATCCGCCGGGGCCTCTGCAATGATGCGGGCCACCTCAGCGGCGCGGATGTCGATGCTGTCCCGCTTCTCTTTGGCTGCATCCTGCAAGCCCATCGCGGCATCATGGCCGAGTTTCATCTGGCCGTCTGCTTCAAATTCTGCGGGCCGGTCGAGGCTGTTCAGCTTGTGATACCGGATATCCAGCGGCGGCAGGGCGTAGCCATCATCCGAGAATCCGAGGTCGGACGGCTTCTGGAGGAAAAGCCCCCAGCTGGCGCACCAAATCCAGAACTCCCGCTCGCGGCCCGGGTACAAGGTCAGGTTGTTCGCCTTGGTGCTGTCCCTCTTGAAAAAGCGGGTCAAGCTCTGGCCGGTATCCATGATTTCGAGGAACCCGGCGTAATGAATCAGCTCTTTGTACCTGTTTGGGGACGGCGTGGCCGTGTTGGTCAGCTTATACTTGACGCCCTTGAACTTCTGCATGAAACTCTGATAGGTCTTGCTGCCGAAGCTGCGCAGCGTGGCCGCCTCGTCCAGACTGACCGCCGTGAAATGATGCGGGTCAATGTCGCCGTCTCTGACGCGCTCGTAGTTGGCCAGAACGATGGGAGCCGTGCTGGCCTCCACCTCGGCCATCGTGCGGCAGTAGGGCGGCTCGTCCATGCCCAGCAGGTTCACGGCGTCGGCCTTGAACTCTGGCAGGACGTTCAGCGGCATCACAATCAGCGTCTGGCCGCCCTCATGTTTCTGGAGTAGTCTGCACCACTCCAGCTGCATGATGGTCTTGCCCAGACCGAAGCGGGCGAAGATGCCACGACGGCCTCCGCGCAGCGCCCACAGGACGCTCACGCGCTGGTGATCTTTCAGCACCGGGCTGACCTCGGCGGGGTCAATCTCGATGCCAGACAGGGGCGCAATGTCGATTTAGATCGGAAGAGCGTCGTGTAGGGAAAGAGTGTAGATCTCGGTGGTCG